CGCTAAAGTTGGTCAGCGAGCCGCCGTTGCTTGAGGCCAGCACGGTTGTGCGGGCAAACGTGTTGGCCGAGCCGTTGTAGCTTCCCGTGCCAACCTCCCAGTTGGGGCCAGACTGATCTGCAATGCAATACGCAACCGTCTGCGTGCCGGTGCCAAATGCCGTCAGAAAGGACTGATAGCCGTTGCCTGTCGTGGCCAGCGGCAGCGTGACGGTGCCTGTGCCGGTGACGCCCAGACTTTGCTTGACTCGGTCAGCGTACAAAGCCATCAGTTCAGCCCAGTGATCTTGCCGTCAATCGAGCGCATGATTGTGCGGGGTCTGGCAAGGCGTTCTAGGGCCGCTTGGAAACCTTCCATCGCCACAGCCATAGTCTGCTGTAGGTCGGTGGCTCCAGACGTCCTGATGGCCTCCTGTTGGATCATTTGATCTGCTTGGATGGCATCAGCCTGAGACTTCTGCGCGGCAGCAATCTGGGCCACGATGACCTTGGTCTCGGCCTCAAGCTGGGCAATGCGCCACTTGAGATCGGCGTCAGCCTCCATCTTGGCCTGCTCAATCATCTGGGTGGTCTGCGAGTCCACGGCCTTGAGCTGCGTTTCATGATTCATACGGGCCATCTCAAGCTGCGTCTGATGCTGTTGGTCGGCTTGCTTAAACTGGGCCTCGGCTTGCAGCTTCATCTGCTCGGTTTGCGCTTGGGCTTGCATCTTGGCCTGATCCATCTGCATCTGGTGCTGCATCTTCATCTCTTCAGGATCAGGAGGTGGCGGCTGTTGAGGTTGCTGCTGCTGTTGCTCCAGTTGCTCCTTGAACTGCTGGGCAGTCTGGTCAATTTGGCCTTCCATGCTCTTGCCAATTTTGAACGCACCGACGCCAAACTTGAGCATATCAAGCGACAGCGGCACGATCTGAGGCGCAACCTGGCTGGCCTGCACGGCCTTCTCAAGAAAACTTGAGACAGCGCCGAGAAACTCCATGCGATCCTGCTTTTCTTGCGACTCATCCATCATGATGAGCGAGTCGGTGCTGATCTCAATGCGGAACGAGCGCATTGGCTCGTTGCGCAGCAGTTCCAGCGCCTGCGGCACCAGTTGTTGGTCAACCGGACTGAGCTGGTCGGCAGCAGACATCATCAAAATGGTCTGAGGGTCAAACAGTTGGCAAATGATCTGGGCCTTGAGCTGGATCATGTGCGTAGCGAACCGCGCTACGTCGTCTTGATAGCTCTTGAGCCGCAGGCTTGCGTATTGGCCCTTGATCTGCTGGGCAGTTGCCGTCTCGCTGGCCACAGACTGACCGCGCACAATGTCGCTGATCCCGGTGATGTCGTAAATCTGGCTTTTGACTTGCTCAAACGCCTGATATGCCTGCATCAAAGCGCCAGCGATAGGCGTCAGATCAACCATGTCAATTGATCCGGCCAGCCCGCGCTTTTCCGAGAACGACATCCAGTTCTTGACCGGAATCAGGTCGTTGTTGTTGGCCTCAGTAAATAAGCGGGCCAGCTCGGGGGACGCAGCGTCGTAGACGCCCTTGACCTGTAGCGCCTTGACCAGACCATCAATGCGGTCGCTTAAGATGTCAAGCGAGTTGGCTTGGTCTTGGTACAGCGCAAAGTCAGGAACGGGCACTAGGCTTTCGTTGGTGATCGTGCTGAACAGCGGCTTCGGGCAGGGATAGAACCCTTCCAGCTTCAGCGGGTCGTCTTGCTCGTCCAAGAACTCGCTAAACGACTTGGACATCCAGACGGCCTTGCCGGTCTCCTTGTCCCACAACTCAATGATCATTGCCCGCTTGTCCACGCCCTCTTTGCTGGCGTTCTTCATCTCGCTAGGCTCAGAGTCCAGCGGAATCTTCTTGGCTATCTCGTCGCCAAAACGCTCGCGCAGCATAGGGCGGGTCATGTAGACCTTGCGCCAAACAATGCAAGTCTCTTCCCATGTCCGAGCTACGTTGTGGCCAAAATCGCGCCAATGAACGTAGTCGCATGGGGCGCACTCGTAATCAAGCATCTCGTCAGAACGCGACTCTTCGTCTTCGGTGATCTGCGCCTCGCCCTTTTTGAACTTGGGTTCGTACCTCACCCATGCCACGCCTCGGCCAGGCAAGAAGCGGTCGTAAAGCGCAGCGGTCAGCGTTTCGCGGTAGTCGGGGTAGTGCGTGATCTCGTAGTCCAGCGCACGCTCAAGCAGCATGGAGGCCACGCGGCCAACTTGGTCGTTGTCGCGGAAGCGGCGGCTGACGTCAGGCTTCGGCAGGCGGGCAAACGTCGCGGCCTTGAGCGTCTGGACGTTGCTCCACAGGATGTTGAACCGCGAGCCGCTGTCTTGGCTGTTGCGGGTGTCGTCCCGATACCGCTTCAGAATCTTCTTGGCTCGCGTCTCCCATGACGCAAACTCGCGGTCGTAGGCTGCGATGTGGTTCAGGTAATACTGAACCTCGGGCTTGACGGTATCTTCGTCGGCCATGATCAGGCTGAGAAGATGCCGACGGCTAGAACTTCAACGCCTGCCGCAGTTGTGACCTTCCACGCGCCGTAGCGAGAAATGGTGCCCATCGAAATGACATAGACGCCAATGCCGCCGCCCACGTTGTTAGGCAAAATGACGTGACTAGCAACGGCACCATCCAAGATGGTGACCGAGCTGGTTGCTGCGGTGCTGACGGTGCAAATCAGTTTGTCAAGGTAATCACCAATCGCTCCCGTGCCACCCAGCACATGGGCGGTCTGGCTAACTGTGACGTGTTCATATTGGTAACGATAAGGTGCGTTTACGCCTGCCATGTGTTGCTCCTAGATTCGGTTAGTTCGCCTTGGTGTCTCGCGCCACAGAGTTTCAAGTGGGGCAAGCTCAATGCGCGAATTATGCCCCGTTACAGCAAAAACCGGAGGTTTTTCGGGTTCTTTTGGCTTAATTTCCTGCCAAGCGATGGCCATCATGCGGAACGCATCAGCGCAATGGCTGGTGAAGTCGTGTCGCGGCTTCTCTCTAAACATTTTCTTTTCGTCGTCCCACTCACGCTGATACTGCTTGAGCAGTTCCACGGCATCGCCACAGCGTTCGCGGTCAAACCACACGCGCCGCATCATCACTCGCGCTGCCTGGATGCCGTCTTGCACGCTCAGGCCAGGCACGATGGCCATGTTTTTGAGGCCAAGGTGAGCGTCCAGTTGCTCGATGATGGACTTGCCGCCTGAGGCCAGCGTCTTGGCCCGTGCGTCGTGCGGCAGGTAGTGTGTCGCGTACCGATACGCCTTGCCAATCACCACGTTGGCATAGTCGTCAATGGTCAGACCCGAAGCTGAGTAGTAGTCAATGATCCGCAGCTCGGAACCCAGCATCTGCCAGAACCAGATGGCCGTGTCGTCGTGGAAGCCCAAGTCCCAGGCGGTGAACACGGGCAGGTTACGGTCGTGATCCACAACGGTAACGCGCCCTTCGTCCTCGATGGCCCGCAGCTCGCGGCCGTAGTACGCACCCAATATCGCCGCTTCAAACGAACATTCAAACTCTTGTGCGTACTGGTCTTCAGTCATGCCGCGGCTTGCGTCAGCCAGCTCATCAGGCTTGATCAGGCCAGACTGCGAGGCCTTGATGCTGGTCGAGTACCAATCGGGCGAGCCTTGGGCCTGCGTCCAGATGGCGTGAAAAAAGTTGTGCCCCTTCGGCGTACCGATAAACGAGGCCCAGCCCTCGCGGTCGGCTAGCAGCGGTCGAATGATCTCGCCCCAAACGCGAGGCCGCATATCGGCCACTTCATCTAAAACAACACCGTCCAAATACATCCCCCGCAGAGCGTCGGGGTTGTCGGCCCCAAAGAGCCTGATGCGTGCCCCGTTGAGCAGCTCGACCCACAGCTCGCTGGCATTGGCCTGAGTGCGAACGTCTGCGGTGTAGCGCAGCAGGTAGTCCCATGAGATGCTCTTGGCCTGGCTGTAGAACGGCGCGATGTAGGCGTAACGGCCATCCGTCTTGCCATCGGTGAACGCCCTGCGAATCAGGTCATTGATGCACGCCACAGTCTTGCCAGCGCGTCTGTGCGCAACAAGACAAGCCCACCTAGCCCGACGGTCATGGAAGGCCGCAAACGCCTTGCGAGGCGCGTATGGCACTACTATTCGTCGCTCGGTCGCTGCCATTCAATCACGGTGCGGATAGGCGCATCAGCATCGCCAACCAGTTCGGTTCTCGCAAGTTTTGGCGCAGCGTACTCAGCCAACTTGGACACAAGATCAAGCGCCTTGCTCGGATCGTCCTTAGCAACGCTTTCCAGCCATTTGCCGACGTTCTCGCTGTTGTCCTCTAACAGCTTCTGAATCGTCTCTCTGAAAGCCGTTGTGACCTTGTTTGGCACGCCTTTGACCCGCCCCATCCCAGCGGCTGGAGGCAGTCTGCGTTTTTTAACAGACGGCAACACTTTGCTGTCAGTCACGGCCTGCCCCGCATCAACGCAGCCGCAAGCTGCTGCGGCTTGTTCTTGACCCCTTCGGCAGCCATGCGCTTCGCATCGGCTTGCGGAATACCAACGCGCTTGGCCACAGCGGG